ATCGCCTTTTATCTTTGGGTCGTAATCAAACTGCATATTAAACTTAAACAGACCCTCTCCTAATGGCTTTAAAAGATAGTCATCTACATTCTTTATAACAGTTTTAATACTACCAGCCGCTGCGTTCATGAGCATGGATATACCCGAAGCAGTTCTACCTACTCCAGTTATTCCAGTTTGTCCGTGAGCAAACGATGGCATACCTGTACTTTCATCTGCCAACTGTCTTGCTTTATCAAACAACTGCATATTCTCTGCAGCAACATTAGGAAACTTTGTACCAAACAATGCTTGACCCGGAGCACCACCTTGCCTTCTAAACACTTTTCCCGGATAAACAGATAAGTCTTGACCCGGCACTAAGTTAGTCTCATCAACTTCTATAAGTAAGTTACCTGACAATACAGCGTTGTCCACTGCCATTCTCATGAAACCATTCATCAGTGTTTGTGTGTCATCCATATTCTCAGCTACACCCACACCAAAGAAAGAGTATGGATTTAACTCATACGGTGCTGCCATATATGGTATTCTAGCAGGCTTAAATGGATTGATTACCATTCTTAGTAACTTACCATTACATATCCATGCATTTATTTGTATCTCATCTAAAGATTGTAATTCTTTTGGTATTTCAATATCTTGTTCTAAAAGGATATCTACGTCACAGTTACCCCAATACTCAAGAACTTCATATCTCTCTATCTCATGTTCAGATGCGTAATCTGCTAAATCATCTTCCCATGATTTCTTTGTATAGTTCTCTCCTGCAGCTATTGCATCTTCTATGACTTGCTCTCTAAAATGTGGTCTCTTCTTCAAAGAACGTATCTGTGATCTTGACATCTTGTGTCTCTCAATCACGTATTGTGCATCATCCATATTTGTAGAATCAGGGTCAGGATAAAAATCCCATACTGACACATGACTAACTTGTGGTATTGTTTTGAATGTAGGATCATAATTACCATCATCACCCCAATTAGGGTACTCTTTATCTACAGCAAAAGGTCCTTTCATCACACCAGTACCAAACAAAGCCATCTCAAACGCTGTACTTCTTAAATGTTTGTTAGCACCTGACTCATCTAGTTGATCCATGATTTTCTTTTCCATTGCTTTGGCTGCAATCATGGCTGGACTAAATGTAACTGCCGATGGTGTCTTACCTACTTCTTCTTTAAGTCCTTCAATATTCTGCAACTTTTCTTGCAAAGGACCAAGCCTCTCTTGTAGACTTTTTTCAGTTGCTCCTTTAGGAAACTCCATACCATCGCCACGGAAACCGTAAGGTGACTCCATGCCCATGTCACGGATCTCTTGAGGTTCTTTCGGATCAAAGCTGACATCTTTTGCTACTCCTTCTGGTAACTCCGTTGGATCAACACTCAACGGAAACTTATTGTTAGCAAACAGTACGTCTACTATTTGACCATACGCTGCTAACGTCTTAGTCTTAGTAACCTTTATAAATACTCTAGATTTTTCTGCTTCTGTAAACTGTACGTCAGAACCATACAATCCTCTGTAGTTTCTATATGCTCTTAGCCACCTTTGTTCGTCTTGCTCACGATAATCGTCTGCACGATAATACTTATCCATTATGTATGGTATTATATTATTAGGTTTTGCATCTGCTATTGTAGAATCATCTGTGTCTTCTAGTGATACTGATTCTAACTCTACAGGAATGTCTTCTTCTGCCATATTAATATCCAAATGTTGCATCAGCTATAGGCATACCTTGTGATGGTCTGCCCATAGGATCATAATCAAATATGCTAAATCTAGGTCTAGTCATTACACCATATCTTAATGCATCATAGATATGATCTTCTGCTCTTGTATCCACATCTTCTGGATTCTTCTTATCCAATGGAATAGCAGGTATCTGTGAGATTGTATTTGTACATGTATTAAAAAACACTAATCTAGGCTCTTCTGTCATCTCATCTATCTGTAATCTTCTATGTATCTCATTCTTTCCTGATACACGACTACCTCTACTTCTGTCTGACGGTCTCCATCTGCATCCTCTTTGTATCATCTGCTCTGCTAGTGAAGGTCCTGTATCTCCACGTTTATGCCAAAGAGAGCTATCTAATACTCCGTATTTAATGTTACCGTCTTCTGCTTCTAATTCATTTATCATATCTGCCAAATCTGTGGCAAGGACTTTACTAACGTACAACTCTCTATATACAATAAGTTGCTCACTTGGAGAAACAGCAAACCACAACACACCACTATAAGAGCCATAACCGTAATCACATGCCCTAAATTTAACCCAATTTCTTGGAATTGGAAAAGGCTCAATAACGTGAATAGTCCTATCAAACTCAGTAAAAGCAGCACCTTCTTTAATATCCCAATCACCTTCAAGCAACTGCTTACGTTGGTGTTCAGGTAAGGAAAGAAGCATTGCTTCATAGTCACCTTGCTCTGCGAGATAAGGGTTGTCCGATAATCTTGCAGGTATAAATCTTCTTTTAAATAACGCTTGTCCTGCTTTACTATGTCCTTTTGGATAGGTAAGGACATTCCCTGACTCAATATCTGTTGCATCAAATTGCTTTCCGTATGGTGCTGGGTCAATGAACATTTTCTTAACCCACTGATGACCCGGACCTCCCGGGTTCGTTGTTGCTCTCATATACACTGGTAAATCAGGAGCAGTAGAACGCAAACGTGAACGCATATAGTTCCAAGCATACGGAGTAGACCATTGGGTTAATTCATCAAACCCTATCCAACTAAATGCCAAACCTTGATAACGTAACACATCGTCATCTCGGTCTAGGTAAGACATCCATAACCTAGCACCTGATGGTGCTTCCCATTGCATCTTTCTTTCTGACCATTTTATACCCTTCCATATTTGAGGATACATTTCCTTAGATTTAAATATAAGTTCTCTAAGTTCTTCTGTTGTGTGTCGCAGTAGCAACCCACTAAATGATGGATGACCCATATATCTTAAAGGGTCTGCAAGCATGGCATATGATTTACCACCTCCTGCTGAACCACCATATAATACTTCTCTTTCACCTGCTGCAAGAAACTCTGTCTGTGGTCCTGCATTTGGTTTGAAGACTACATTCTGTTCTTCAATTGGTACTGCCTCTACTTCAGATACTTCTTGTATCTTAGGCTCTTGCACCTGTTCTTTCTTCTTCAATGGCTTTCGCTTTTTGTATCGCCTTTTCTGCGTACTCAGACCACTTTCTGAGAGTTCTAGCCTTGTTCTTACGCTGTCTTTCATGCATTAACCTTTTTCTTAAACCCACGTGAGATATAACTCTATTTGTTTTAGTAGTTATCCAATTAGCTACCTCACGATAAGAGTATTGATTTATATACTTTCTTGCCATTTCTATGGCTTCTAACTCATAAGGTATTGGGTCAAGTAAGTCAGGGTCTTCTTCGTTTATTTTGTATCCAAATGGAATAGTCCTAGCTATGCGAGGTATCTGTATCCACTCTTTTTGTTCTTCATCTTTTAAATCTGTTGGTTGTGGAAGTTTCCACTTTCCTACACTTCTATCCATCGTTCTTCGGCGGCAGGAGCATAACACCACCTGTGCTTTCTACTTGCATCTTCTCTGTTTTTACTAAACCTGTCCTATCTAATAATTCTTTTGCTGCTGCCATCTTATCTCTGATACCTAACTCTGTAGGGTCGTATAAGCCTCCTACCATAGCCATTGCAGCTTTTGGTGCATTCCTACTCATAAACAACTGTGTAGCCTCTAGAATCTCTTCTTTCAACGATTTAACGATATCTGTGGTACTAGAGCTTTCAGAATATCCTGCTAACTTCTTAGCTGCTACTACATCTCCACCTGCCTCATCAAATAAGACAGATAGAAACTTTTGTTGTCTTTCAGTTAGTTCTCTGCTCATGCTTTCATACTTTCCCTTGCATTTACTCTGTCAACTCTTGTTATTAATCTCTTTGCTCTGTTAGGAGTTTGTTTGTACCAACGAGAGTCTTCCATTTCGTCTGCCATCTTTGCCCAGTCACAATCTTCTACTGCAGCAATCATGTTCTTAAATTTGGACAGTCTAGGTCTACCTAGTTGAAAACACATATTAGCTAACACTCTTTGTATTTCTTCAGGTAGATTATCAAATTGCGAAAATAATAGGTTACAATCTTTTATAGTTGTTTCTATGTCTTTCGCAAACCATTCATCCACTACATCATGTGGAATCTTTGAGCCTATTGGCATACCATAATAAGGTTCATCCCATTCTGTAATTAGGTGTCCAATACCCCCGGTAGGATATCCTTCTGAACATCTATATATTTCGTACTTTATTCCTTCATCATCGGCTATTTCATTTTGTAGTTTTATTAAGTCCATTTAGTTGCTTACTTTCCTTGTTGTTGTACTAATCATGTGCTCTAAGTGACTTACTAAAATCTTTCTCATCTGTTCTGCTCTTTGTCTATTAGTAAAAGAATATTCACGAATATCATCATTATTTATCTTTAAAGAGAATGTGTAGAAAGCACCTTGTTTTATTATACTAGAAGCACTGCCATTGGCTACTCTAGCAGGATTAATTAAAGTTCCAAAGTTTGTTTCAATTATGTTTGACATAGCTCCTCCTTACATACACAAATCTTGATATTTAGTTGTGTATAATCTATGTTTAGATAAGTCTCTGTTAGAACTTTTAAATAAACATTTAATCCAATCTAACATTATTTCTTACCCATAATTTTCATAGCTTGTCCTGCACCCTTTATACCAAATGATGCACTAATTGCTATAAACAAAAGATATTGATACCACTCAGGAAGTGTATTCAATACTTCAAACCCTGTTCTTACATATTCTGTCATGCTAGGTATGAAGACTAGTATAGCAGGTAAAAGTAAAACAGTCAAGGCAAATTCATCTTTCCAGCTATTATCTGTGGCATCTGCCATAGA